ATCTTCGGTTCTCCAGGAGCGTAATAAAATACATATTGCAGGGGCGTACTTTACGCCCCTGTATTTAAAGTTTATAATAGGATTTATTATGGGATACAAAAGCGATATTCAAGCAACAAGATCTACAGCGGCGGCAGGGGCGACTGCAATTATTGAAGTCCCTATCAGATTAAGAGGTATTATAGTTGCTAACGACGGTAACGGTGCAGGCGTTTTAGAATTGTCTACAACTTCAAACACAGGTACAACTTTATTTTTAGCAGATTGCCCAAATGGAGATGTAATTAACTTTAGTTTTCCTGAAGATGGTATTCCCTTCCCAAAAGGAATTTTTTGTAAAACAAAAACTAATGTTGCTGCTTACACTCTTTTAACTGATAAATATTCAGCTCCAGGTTTAACAACATAGGTACAACATGGATTACTATGCTGATTTAGGTATAGAGATCGATAGTTTCGCTAAAGGTGGAATGCCTGCGAGAAATAAAAAAAATTTTAGGTCTACAAAATCAGGTGCTGGAATGACAAGAGCAGGTGTTCTTGCCTACAGAAGAAAAAATCCTGGATCTAAGTTAAAAACAGCAGTCACAGGTAAAGTTAAAAAAGGAAGTAAAGCTGCAAAAAGACGTAAGTCATATTGTGCAAGATCAGCAGGTCAAATGAAAATGCATAATGTCAATTGTAGTAAAACTCCAGATAAAAGAATATGTGCTGCAAGGAGAAGGTGGAAATGCTAAATGGCTTATTTGAATGCAGACATACCACCAATATACTGTAAAATTAGAAAGGAGTATTTATATGATTTATCAAAACATCAAGGAGAAAGTGAAGACTGTTGTATCTTTAGTGTCACGTCTATCACAGACCGTGCTCTCTTATTTAATATCATGCTACCAAATGGTGCGTGCTTTTGGCGTTTGCCTATCTCAGCGTTTTTCCAAGAACGTTATGATAGAGCCGATGTGCCAGATTTGCCGATCGACCAGTTACAATTGTGGAATAGTTTTAGTTATTATCCTAGTGTGCATTGCTTTAGTTTTCTAAGAGGAAAACGAGGAAAATATTATGGAAAAGATAAAAAAAATTATCCATTCGAATATTTATTTACGATTGATTGGGGTCATCCAGAAAGTAACATCTTGGATACAGAACATTCTGAAATTCCTGCTGAACATAAGTGTGCACATATATTGGCTCTTGATAACGGTAATTATGCAGCTCAGCCTAATAATCGTATTTTGTGGGATGCTCCTAACTACACTGTTGGTAACAGGGTACCAGATTATGAAGTCCAAACTACAAAATGGAATGTCGAAAATAAAGACTGGCTTACTGACGATAGTAACAAAATGTTCTATAATGTAGAAAAGAAAGAAGATTAATTATGAATTTATTAAGAGACTTAAAAAAAGAATTTGACGAAAAAAGGAAAAAAGAATCTGCTTTAGCTCAATTAAGAAAGAGAAGCAAAGATTCTATCGCAAGACCTAAAGCTGAAAAGAATATTTTATCAAACGATCCTAGATTACAAAAAATATAATGTTTGATAGATTTATGTACAAATTTTTAGGAGCTATAGATGCGATCTTTGTGAAGATTGATAGTATAATATTCAAAAAGAAAAAAGGTAAAAAGAGATGAAGAAGTGTAATCAGTGTAAAAAAGAGTTTCAACCAAAAGACGAATTGGATCAATTTTGTAATCAAGATTGTAAAGAGGAGGCATTAGCTGAATTAGATTCTGGTTCTGATGAGTGTCTATCATGTCAGTAAAAATTTCAGAAAACACTTCAATCGGTCTTCCATTACGTAACTTAATTGGCCTGATTGGAGCAATCGTGATTGGTGCATGGTTTGCATTTGGCGTAATTGAAAGATTAAATCAATTAGAAACGAAGAATCAATTGTTTGAAAAAGACTTATTGGAAGCATCGGTTCAAAAACCCATAGACCAAGAGCAGTTCATGATTCTCGAATGGCAAGCAACTCAAATTGAGAAAATGCAAAAACAGTTAGAAGATAATGTTCATACAGGGGTGATGTTAAAAGCTCATGAAAAAGAAATAGAAAAATTAAAAAAAGACATAGAGAAATTGAAAGATTCAACAAGAGATATTAAATTTAGTAATGGCAATGGAGCACATTGATGACAAAAATAGTAATAGCTTTGTGTTTATTCTTAAATGGACAGCTTGTTGAACACAGAGTTCAAGAATCTATGGGGACATGTTTAAAGATGAAACGTGAAGCAACGCGTAATATGAATATGGATAATAAACAACTTATGTGTGGTGAAGTTGAAGCATACATGTCAATAAATATTGACGGCAGTGAAAGTATTGATAAGATAGTTATAGAATCAAAAAAATGAACCTTTCTCGTAATTTCAATCTACAAGAATTAATTAAATCGGATACAGCAATCCGTAAAGGTATAAATAACAATCCTAGTTCAGGTCAAATAGAAAAGTTAAAAGCTTTATGTGAAAATATTTTACAGCCAGTACGAGATCATTTTGGCAGAGTTAAGGTGACAAGCGGATTTCGTTCAGAGGATTTGTGTCTTGCTATAGGATCGAGTCGGAACAGCCAGCATGCAAAAGCTGAGGCCGCAGACTTCGAATGTATCGGAGTAGATAATGCTGAGGTAGCTGATTGGATTAAAAAGAACCTTGAGACAGATCAATTGATCCTCGAGTACTACACGCCTGGAGAACCAAACAGCGGATGGATCCATTGTAGTTGGATACCTGAAGGAAGACGTGAACAATTTTTACTTGCGCACAGAGTAGAAGGTAAAACAAAATACAAACCCATAATAGGAAAGGCAAAGGATTTAGTATAATGGCAATAACAAGAGCACAAATGGCTAGACAATTAGAACCAGGTCTAGGTTCATCAGATAAGAAAAAATTAGACAAAGTAATCGCAAAAACACATGGAAAAGTCTATAAAGAAAAAAAATCCAATAAAAAGAATCCTCTCTCTAGGACATTTACTGTTTAAACCAAGAGTGGTACAATCTAAGAAGTTGTACAACAGAAAGAGGCTTAAACAGCATGACAAAACTATGTGCTAGAGGCAAAGCGGCCGCAAAAAGAAAATTTAAAGTTTATCCGTCAGCATATGCGAATGCATACGCTAGTAAAATTTGTGCGGGTAAAATAAAAGATCCATCAGGTACAAAAAGAAAAGATTGGGGGCCTAAAAAGGCAAGCAAGGGTAAATACTTTGACGAACAAACGACTAACGTTAAAGGAAAAAATAAAACAGGTCCTATGCCAGGCGGTAAGATGCCAGTGATCCCTGGAGAAGAATATTTAAAATACAAAAAATATAAAAAGAATAAAGTGGTATCTGCATATCAGGGTAAATTTATTAAACATGACTCAGGTGATATTCAGTTATCAAACGACAGTTATTCAAACTATTACGGTGACCTATTGAAATGAGCCTTAAAAAGTGGTTCGATGAAAAATGGGTAGATATTGGTTCTAAGAAACCAGGAGGAGGATACAAAGAATGTGGAAGAAAATCTGCAAATGGATCAAAAAGAAAGTACCCCAAATGCGTGCCTGCTGCAAAAGCAGCCCAAATGACAGACTCAGAAAAGCGTTCTGCTGTTGCAAGGAAAAGAAGTAAATCTCAAGGTGTAGGTGGTAAACCTACAAATGTAAGTACTTTTGCATCCAAAGGTGCGTTTACTAAATTATATTATGGTGGTATGATAGATACATAATGGAAGAAGCAACTGAATACAAAGCCTATTTAGAGGCACTAAAAAAAGCAACGAATTCTGTCAAAGAAGACAAACAGGATAAGGCTGCAAAAGCTGTGGCTAAAAATAGAATAACCAATTTCTCTTGCGGTGGTATGGGTATCGCTGTTAAGGGAGGAAAATTTGAAGGAGTAAAATAATGGGTAGCATGAAAAAAGATAAATTAGCGGATTATGTTAAAAAAATAAAAATGGAAGGTATTGAAGGAAAAACAAAAAGACTTTCTGATGATATTAAAAAGAACATGAAAGGCAAACCTGGAGTAAAAAGTAGAGCATCAGGTGGCATGATGGGTGGTGGAAAGAAAAACTACAAAACAACTGGAATGCTAGGTGCTAAAACAGGAAAATTAGTGGGTGGTCAAAAGAATTTACCAGGACATTTAAAAAAAGCAATCTTAGCGTAAGGATGAAATGGCTACATCAGGAACTACAAGTTTTAACATCACTATTGATGAGGTTATCGAAGAGGCTTACGAAAGATGTGGCGTAAGAACTAATTCTGGTAATGATATTCGTTCTGCTAGAAGAAGTTTAAATCTTTTATTTTCTGAATGGGGTAACAGAGGTATCAATCTTTGGAAAGTAAAATCAGAAACTACAACATTAGTTAACGGTCAAGTAACCTACAATACACCAAGTGATTGTAACGATGTGCTTGAAGCTGTTGTTACTACAACAGGTGGTAATCAACAAACTTTAACGAAAGTATCTAGATCTGAATACATTGCAATTCCTGATAAAACACAATCAGGTACACCTTCACAGTATTATGTGAATAGACAGATTACACCAACTATAAGTTTATATCTGGCTCCTGATACGAGCGCCGTGACGAATATATTCTATTACTATCTTGCAAGAATCGAAGATGTAGGTGCATATACTAATACTTCAGATATGCCGTTTAGATTCTTTCCATGTATGGTATCTGGATTAGCTTTCTACTTATCACAAAAGATTGCACCTGATAGAATACAAGCATTAAAATTATTATACGAAGATGAATTAAAAAGAGCATTGGAAGAAGATGGACAGAGAACATCTGTTTACATCACTCCTAATGTTTATTACCCACAAGGATCATAATGGCGTACGCAAAAGGTAAATACTCGCAATCCATATCTGATAGATCAGGCCAAGCCTTCCCTTATAGAGAAATGGTAAAAGAATGGAACGGTTCTTGGGTACACACATCTGAATTTGAAGCTAAACATCCTCAACTAGATCCAAAGCCACATATGGCGGATCCTCAAGCATTGTGGAATGCAAGACCTCAAAGATCAGCACCAGTAACAGTTTATTTAGATCCGCAGTATTGGGATGGTCAATTTACATCAAATGGAATGCAACCTTCTACATCACCTCTTGAAGAAAATAACAAGAGACAAGTTGGAACGAGGGTTGGTACCGTAACAGTGGTAATATCATAATGGCAATAAGTTATTCAGATTTTTTAACACAAGTAAGAAACTACACAGAAGTAGATGCTAATGTACTTTCAGACACCTTAATTGCTCAATTTATTAGAAATACAGAATTAGGTATTGCGGGTGCTGTTGATTATGATGAAACAAGAAAATATGCTACTTCATCATTCACAGCAAATAAAAGATATTTAGTTATGCCTGCTGATTTTTTAATCATTAGATCTTTACAGGTATTTTCTACAACCGATCAAACAGGTACTAGAAATTTTATGGAAAAAAGAGATACAAGTTTTATATCTGAATATAATAGCTCAGGTGCTACGGGACAACCTAAATACTATGCTAATTGGGACGACGATAATGTCGTTGTAGCTCCAACTCCAGATCAAGCTTATGCGGTTCAATTAAACTATATAATTGATCCTCCTGGATTTACATCTTCAAATTCTACTTATTTATCTCAATATCAAGAATCTTTACTTCTTCATGGTGTTTTAACAGAGGCTTTTTCTTATCTTAAAGGTCCAATGGATATGTACAAACTTTATAAAGACAAGTATAATGAAGAGATACAAGCGTTTGCTCTTCAACAAATGGGTAGAAGAAGACGTGCAGAATTTGATGATGGTGTACCACGAATTAAAGTGCCTTCACCGTCACCGTAATATTAAAGGAGAAAAATTATGGCAATACAACAAGCAGTATGTAATTCATTTAAAAAAGAATTACTAGACGGCGTTCACGACTTTGATTCAGGGGGAGACGCTTTTAAATTATCATTATACACATCACAAGCTACAATTAATGCAGCAACAACATCTTTTACAACAGGAAATGAAGTAGGTGATTCAGGTCAATACACATCAGGTGGATCTCAACTTCAATCACAACAAACCTCGGTTGCCTCAGGTGTTGCAATCGTAAATTTTGCAAACTTATCTTTTACTGGAGTAACATTAACAGCTAGAGGTGCTTTGATTTACAATAGCACTGATGGTAAAAAAGCAGTTTGTGCATTAGATTTCGGTGGAGATAAAACAGCAACAGCTGGAACATTTACTATTCAGTTCCCTGCATTTACAACATCGGCAGCAATACTAAGAATTAGTTAAGGAGATTAAATGGCACTTGTGCTTAACGATAGAGTTAAAGAAACAAGCACCACTACAGGAACTGGTACGCTAGATCTTGGTGGTGCGGTTCAAGATTTTGAAGGTTTTGTTTCTGCTATAGGTGATGGTAACACAACTTACTATGCAATAGTAAATACAGGCACAGGTGAATTTGAAGTTGGTATTGGTACCGTAACCGATGCAGCAACAGATACTTTATCAAGAGATACCGTAATATCTTCTTCTAACTCAGATGCTTTAGTTAATTTTACAAGTGGATCTAAAGATGTATTTTGTACATTACCTGCTTCAAAAGCAGTTGTAGAAGATGCAAGCAGTAATGTAACTTTACCTGCTGATTTAACTGTTGGTGCTTTACTTAAAATGCCAACTAATACAGCTAATAAAATTTTAGTTGCAGATGGTACATCTTATGAAGAAGTAGATATTTCTGGTGATGCAACGATTGCATCGGGTGGAGCATTAACTTTAGCAAATACTGCAGTTACACCGGGAAGTT